CTATGGTTGCATCTATATTTGAAGCAGTTCAAAAATTAGATGAAAAAGATGTACCAACATCTGACAGATATTGTGTAGTAACACCAGATATTTACTACCAATTATCAAACATAGATAAACTTGTATCTAGAGACTTTTCTTCAAACAATGGAGATTTCTCAAAAGGTCAAGTTATTATGGTAGGTGGAGTTAGAATAGTTAAATCTAACACTGCTGTAACTGCTTTCACTGACCAATCGTCAGCGATTTCAGGAACTAACAACACATACAATGTTGATGCTCAACATGTGGGTGCTGTGGTTTTCCATAAGAGTGCAGTAGGTAGCGTAAAATTAAAAGATTTAGTATTAGAAAATACTTACGACCCTAGAAGATTGGGAAATCTTATGACAGCTAGACTTGCAATGGGAAGCGGGATTCTGAGGCCTGAAAGTGCAGTAAGAATTATAGCTCAATAGTTATAACAAAATCATAGGCGTGGAGATTAACACAGACAATCCACGCCTGTGTTTTAAATAATATGAAATATATAAAAGAATTTTTTAAAAAGATTGATAGAAAAATTGATAGTTTTTTTGACAACCTTTTTCCATTTTAATGACAATAACAACAAGAACGACTGAACTAGAAGCAGTCAATACAATTTTAAGTACGATTGGAGAAGCTCCATTATCAACCTTAACAGGTTCTTTACCTGTAGATGGTACAACTGCTAAAAATATTTTAAATGAAATAAGTAGAGAAGTTCAATCAGCAGGTTGGCACTTTAATACACAATACAAAGTAGATTTAACTAGAGACACTGATAACAAAGTTCCTATAGGTACTGATGTTGTTAGAGTAGAACTAAATAATAAATATGATAAATCTTCTTATGATGTTGTGCAAAGAGGAAGTTATCTTTTTAATTTAGCAACAAACTTAAATACATTCACACAAGATTTTACAGAGAATACTTTAATTTATCTTTTAGGTTTTGATGATATTCCTGAACAAGCAAGAAGATATATTACAATTAGAAGTGCTAGAGTTTTTCACGATAGAACTTTAGGTGCAAACACATTACATAAATTTTCTTCAGAAGATGAAGCAAGAAGTCTCGCTGTTATGAAACAAGCAGAAATGCAAACAGGAGACAACACCATCTTCGATAGTGATTTACAAAAATATATAGTTAATAGATAATGCCATTAATCAGTAGAACCATACCTAATTTGGTTCAAGGGGTTTCACAACAACCTGAAATTCTAAGACTAAATAGTCAGGCTACATCACAAATTAATGGTTACAGTTCTGTAGTAGAAGGTTTAAAGAAAAGACCACCAACTAATTATTTAGCAACAATATCTACATCAGCATTAAACAATGCTTACATTCATACAATTAATAGAGATATAAATGAGAGATATATTATAGTTATTACTAATGGAGCAATCCAAGTTAAAACAATAGCAGGAGCAACTAAATCAGTTGTGATGCAAACAAACGCATCTAACTATTTATCATCATCAGACCCAAGAACAGACTTTGTTGCTGTAACTGTTGCTGATTACACTTACATTCTAAACAAGACTAAAACTTGTGCTATGGCTTCAACAACAAGCACAGCTAAAGTAGAACAAGCTATTTATTCAGTATTACAAGGAGTTAATAGTACAAAGTATGCAATCACTATTGATGGCAGTACATTCTCATTCACAAGTTCAAATACAAATACAGAAAGTATTAGAGATGGAGTTAAATCAGCTTGTGGAACTATAGGTAATATTACATTTACTAATGTAGGGACTTCAAGTTTCTCAATAGTTAAATCAAGCGGTACACTTACAGTTTCAGCTAGTGATGGTTTTGGAGATGATGCTTCACAAATCATAGCTTCCAAAGTTCAAAATTTTTCCGATTTGCCAAGTCCTGCAATTAACAACATGGTTGTAGAAATTACAGGAGACGCATCAAACTCATTTGATAACTACTATGTAAAATATAGTAGCTCAGATGATGTTTGGGAAGAAACAGTAGCACCATCAATTAAAACAACTATTGATAAAGATTTGATGCCACATGTTTTAATAAGAACAGCAGATGGTAATTTTAGATTTACACAAGTAGATGGAACGACTTACACACTTTCAAGCGTAGATTATACTACACCAGAATGGGGACTAAGAGTTTGTGGAGATGTAGATTCTGCACCAGACCCAAGTTTTATAGGTAAGAAGATAAATGATATTTTCTTTCATAGAAATAGATTAGGTCTTATAGCTGATGAAAATGTTGTTATGTCAAGAAGTGGAGAATTTTTTCATTTCTTTCCTGAAACAGTTACAGACGCTTTAGATACTGACCCAATAGATGTAGCATCAACTGCAAAAAAAGTTTCAATACTTAAACATGCAATAAGTTTTGATGAAGACCTATTGTTATTTTCAGACCAAACACAATTCATGCTTACAGGTGGAGCTTCTTTAACAGCAGGTAATGTTGCTATTAAAACTTCAACAGAATATGAAACTTCAACAGCATGTAAACCAGTAGGTGCAGGTAGTAATGTATTCTTCCCTTTTAATAAAGGTAGCTATACAGGAATGAGAGAATTTTTTGTTAAAGACGATACTGGAACTAAACAAGCAGATGACACTACAGCTAACATACCAAAATATATTCCATCAGGAGTTTTTAAATTAGCTTCAGCAACAAATGAAAATATTTTAATTGCATTATCTTCAGACACTTCATCACATAATTGTTTGTATGTTTATCAATATTATTTACAAGATGGTAGAAGACTACAAAGTGCATGGCACAAATGGGATTTTGGTACTTCAAGTACTGACAAGATTTTAAATATAGATTTTATAGAAAACACTTTATACATAGTCAATCAAAGAGGAACTGATGTATTTTTAGAAAGTTTAGATATATCTCCTGCAGTAGTAGATACTTCAGCAACTTATTTAACTTATTTAGATAGAAAAATTCAAGATGACAGTACAGGTGTATCGTCTTCATATAACGCAGGAACAAATCAAACCACATTTACTATTCCATATACAAAAACTAATAATATGAAAATTGTTGGTAGAGTTGGTGGTAGTAATACAGCAGGACAAGAGATTTCAATAGTATCACAATCAGGTACATCTATTGTTGTCTCAGGAAATTTAACTAGTGCTAACCTATGGATTGGAGAACAATATGAATTTTCATTTCAATTTTCTCAACAATTTATCCAAGTAGCAGACAGTAGTGGTTCTAGAATTTCAGTAAGAGAAGGAAGATTACAAATAAGAAATTGGAATGTTTCCTATAATGATACTGGCTATTTTACTACAGAAGTAGTGCCAGTAGGTAGAAGTACATCAACTTCATCATTTACAGGAACAACAACAGGTACAGGTGCTTTAGGCGTAGTTAATTTATCTGATGGAGATTACACATTTGCAGTTCAGTCAGAGAATGACAAGCTAACTATAACTTTAAAAAACAATAGCCACTTACCATCAAATTTTATTAACGCAAACTGGCAAGGCTATTATGTTACAGCATCATCAAGGGAATAGTCATTTCAGACTAACAACTCTTGAAGATATAAAATATTTAGCACCAAGATTAAGGTTCGAAGATAAAAGAGAAATTTTAGCTAATAGTGGTTTGTTTCCTTATGAAGCATTACATTTAAGTTATAAATTTTCAGCTATATCTTTTACAATAGTAAATCCACAGAATGAACCAGTAGCAATATTTGGAATTAATGATGTGGGAAATAATGTTGGAGCAATATGGTTATTAGCAACCGACAAATTAAAAGATATTCAATATACTTTTTTAAGAGAAAATAAAAAAGTTATAGATTTTCTAAATACTAAATACAAAATTTTATGGAACTTCGTGGATTGTAGAAATTCACTACACATCAGATGGTTAAAATGGTGTGGTTTCAAATTTATCAACAAACAAAAATATGGAGTTTTGAATGAACCATTTTATGAGTTCATAAGAATATAATTATATGTGTGACCCAGTAACAATGGCGGTAGTAACAGTTGCAAATGCAGGGTTACAATACAAACAACAAAAGGCTCAACAAAAAGCAGAATTTGCTAGACAGCAAAGACAAAACGAAATGGCAAAACGAAATGCACAACTTCGTTATTCATCAGCTCAATTAAAAATTAGACAAG